GACACTTGCTGGCTGGGCGAAAGAGAACGGACTATCCCAAGCACAGTTTGACGATCTAGCAACATCGTTGCGCAGTCAGGCGCAGGAGATGATGGCTGGCGAGGTGGTCGATCCTGCCGAGGAAATGAAGAAGCTCGGCCCGAATGCCGGTGCCGTGGTCAACGGCATGGTCGATTGGGCTCGCGGCCTGGTCAACAAGGGCGTTTGGGGCAAGGACGATTTCGAGGAATTCAAAATCATGGGCGGCACAGCTCGCGGTTTGAATGCCTTGATGAAGATCCGCGAAGCCTATGAAGGACGCATCCCGATTGAGTCAGCGCCGCTTGAGGGTACGCCCAGCAAAGATGAACTTTATGCAATGGTGGCCGATCCCAAATACAATAGCGACCCAGCCTACCGGCAGAAGGTCGAACGCATGTTTCGCACCTATGTAAAAGAGTAACCCCGCAGCCGCGACTTTGCCCCAGCCTGTGTGCTGGGGTTTTTTTATTGCTTTTTTCCAAAAAGCAAATACAATTGTGGTAAGGCCCACCGGTTTACCGACCCTGACTCATGGCGAGATGCCATCGACCGGCTGACGTAATCAGCAAGCAAGGCCCGCATCAGCGGCTCACCGACGCGCAAAACCCCTGACTAATCAACCGAACGAGGTTATCAAATGGCTATCTCTCTGAGCAATGCCTTTGTGACACTGTTTGATGCCGAGGTCAAGCAAGCCTATCAAGGTAAGGCTATGCTTGTGGGCGCAGTGCGCCAGCGTCGTGGTGTCGAAGGCTCTGTTGTTAAATTCCCGAAAGTCGGTCGCGGCGTAGCTACTGCCCGCGTCACTCAAACCGATGTCACGCCGATGAACGTCGGCTTCTCGACCGTTACCTGCACGCTGTCCGATTGGAATGCTGCAGAGTATTCGGATGTTTTCTCGCAGGCAAAGGTCAACTTTGACGAGCGCTCTGAGCTCGCTCAGGTTGTCGGCGCTGCGATTGGCCGTCGCCAGGATCAGCTGATTCTGGACGCACTGTCTGCTGCTTCCGGCACCGGCACCGTGGCAAATTCAATTGGTGGCTCGAACACCAACATGAACATTTCCAAGCTGCGCGAGGCTGCGAAGATCCTGAACACCAAGAACGTGCCGTCGGATGGTCGCCACATCATCATCCACGCTAACAGCTTGGCATCGATGCTTGAGCAGACTTCGGTCACCAGCTCTGACTTCAACACCGTCAAGGCACTGGTACAGGGCGAGATCAATTCGTTCCTGGGCTTCACGTTCCATGTGCTGGGTGACCGCACTGAAGGCGGCCTGCCAATCGACGGTTCCTCGGATCGCACGCTGTACGCTTTCCACAAGGATGCAATTGGTTACGCAGAAGGTATCGCGCCCAAGACCGAGATCAACTATATTCCTGAGAAGACCAGCTGGCTGGTCAACGCACTATTCTCAGCGGGTTCGGTTGCTATCGACTCCGAGGGTATCGTCAAAATCACTGCCCGCGATACTGCGGCTGCAGCTTAATAGGAGGGCTGAATCATGGCTTATGATGCAGCTGGCTTTACAGCCTACAGTGCCTCCAAGCGAGGCAACGCCCCGTCGATGTACGGCTACAAAACAGCCGATGCTATCGCGGATGTCAACACAGCGGGTTACTTCAACGCGCTGGCCAACACGCTCGAAGTGGGCGACGTTATCCACTGCGTGACTTCGACCGGCACGACCGCCGTTGTCACTTTGGTGTATGTCGTTTCCAACGCAAGCGGCGTTGTTGACGTAACCGACGGCACCACGCTGTCGGCTACCGACGGCGATTAAGTCGTCATCATGTAGTATCAAGGGCTGGTTTCTGCGAGAGGCCAGCCCTTTCTTACATTAAGAGGTTGCAATGGCAGCAGGCGACACAGGTGTTTCGATTTGCTCTGACGCGCTGATTCTGCTGGGCGCGAAGGCAATCTCATCTTTTAACGACGGCACCGACGAGAGCTCGGTCTGCGACCGTCTATATCCAGACATCCGAGATTCGACCTTGATGATGCACCCCTGGTCATTCTCCATGAAGAAGATCCAACTGGCGCGGCTGGTTACTACGCCCACTAGCTTTTGGAAGTATGAATATCTTTTGCCTGGTGACCGGCTAGGCAACCCGCACTCTGTGCGCGATACGGCTGCTATTGGCGGCAACATCAGCGTCGATTGGGAAATCCACGGCGACAAGCTGCTGACAAATCTGGAGTCTGTCTATATCGACTACCAGTACCAGACACCAGAATATGCAATGCCGCAATACTTTGTGCAGTTGCTGAAGTACATGATTGCTTGGCACGTTGCGGAGCCTATTACCGAGCAGGGCGACAAGGCGTTGCGCTGGCGGCAGATCGCTGTTGGCGACCCAGCTGAAAATGGGCGTGGTGGATTCTTCCGGCAGGCTGCTGTGATTGATGGCAAGAATCAGCCGGTGCGCGTTATTGAAGACTACACTTTGGTTTCGGTGAGGAACTGATGGCTCGCTTCGTTGACTTCACAACGAACTTCTCGACGGGCGAGCTTGACCCGTTGCTGCGTGCGCGTGTTGATTTGCAGCAGTATGGCAATGCGCTGGCCAAGGCAACGAATGTCCTGATACAGCCGCAAGGTGGCCTGCGTCGCCGCCCAGGATTAAAGCATATCTTGCAGCTGCCTAATACCAGCACAGAGTCTGCAGGCAATGGCGTGCGCCTAGTGCCGTTCTCATTTTCTGTCGATGATTCCTACATGCTGTGTTTTACGCATAACCGCATGTATATCATTAAGAATGGCGTAGTACAGGCCAACATCAATGGCAGCGGAAACAGTTACCTGACCACCACCATCGGCAGCAGCATTGTTGACGATATGTGCTGGACACAGTCGGCTGACACGCTGATTGTGGTGCATCCTGACCTGCAGCCAGTGCGCATAACCCGCACCAGCGATACAGCCTGGACGGCCACCACGATTACATTTGACAGCATCCCCAAGTACGCATTCAACATTAACTTTGATACGAACATCGGATCAACGCTGACACCATCTGCGGTATCAGGAAACATCACGCTGACAGCCTCTGCAACTAACCACGACAGCGGCGCAGCACAGGCTGGCACCAGCACCACAATCACGCTGAAATCAACATCTAGCGCTACTGATGACATCTACAACGGCATGTATGTCACGATCACTAGCGGCACAGGTGCTGGCCAGATCAGGATTATTGAGGATTATGTTGGCAGCACCAAGGTGGCAACGGTAACCCCGGCATGGACAACAACGCCAACGAGCGCAAGCAATTACTCAGTTACCACTTGGACAACAGAGTCGGTCAATCAGTACGTCAATGTTAATCCGCAGGGCCGCGCAAGGATTACTCGGTACATATCGTCAACGGTGGTCGAGGCTGTTACTGAATATCCATTCTTTAATACTTCAGTGATTGACGCTGGTCGCTGGGAACTTGAATCGAATTACGAGGATGTCTGGTCGAGCACCAGAGGCTGGCCACGCAGCGTGACTTTCCATGAGGGTCGGCTGTACTTTGGCGGCAGTAAGTCGCGGCCATCGACCGTGTGGGGCAGCAAGATCGGGCTATTTTTTGACTTTGTGCCATTTGAATCTTTGGACGATGATGCGGTCGAGGCGACGCTAGATACCAACGATCTGAACGTCATCACCGACATTATCAGCTCGCGTGACTTCCAAGTCTTTACCACCGGCGGTGAATTCTTTGTGCCGCAGCAAGGTACTGATCCGATCACGCCGCTGACCTTCACGTTTAAGAACGTCAGCAGAAATGGCATTAAGCCTGGCACTCGAGTGCAGTCGGTTGAGTCTGGCTCGGTCTACATCCAGCGCCAGGGCAAGTCGCTCAATGAGTTTCTGTTTAGCGACACCCAGCTGACCTACATCACACAGCGGATCTCGCTGCTGTCTGGCCACCTGCTGAAGGGGCCGCAGCGGATTGCTTTGCGTCGGGCATCTAGTACAGAAGAGGCAGATCTGTTGCTAATGACCAACGCT